ATAAATTTCATTATATACTCATTTTTGCCTTCACTTCATGATGTCCATGAAGTGGTGACACTCCTTTGCATTTTGGCTCCTAGAAAGCAACATTTCAAGAAGAACTATTGTTTTTCCAGACGGGCGCTGAATTGACAAAGCAGCGTTCGGGTTCGCTTATGCCTGTAATTACAATACGTGATTTCAATTGACTTGTTGGCAATTCTTTGAGATTCGTACTCTTTCAGTTCCACGTGTATGCGATTAGTTGGGATGCGGACCCTTCAGTTTAACTGCGTGTAATTGATTGTGCCAAGTGTATCACGAAATTCATGCCAGTTGGGCGTTAAGCAACAAGTTAGCCGCTTTAAGGCCCTTAATAGGGTGGTGACCAGCACCAAGCTTATGGGTGGTGACCTACACTACGTTTTGTTAGGCTATTATTAATCGTCAACACGTTGTCCGCATTACTGCAGAAGGGCAACGTTGTTTGGCATGTATTTTTTACAGTTAAGGAAAGCCAGTGCTAAGAAAACGAAAACTCCAATATGTGAAAGTAAGACCAATGTTGGCGATCCATTAGGAGTAGACTAGTTTGATTCAGCTGGTTTAGTCTTATATGCGCGCAGATGCGGCACGAGTTGGGGGTTGGCGGACCCCTGATTTGTGGGGTTGAGATACCCCAATTACGCCATTAAACCTTTGTTTTTTGTTCTGCCTATGTGGCTTTTAACCACCTATGGAGTTCACTAATTTTGGCTTTGTTTCTAGTTTGCGACGCTCTTACAAGCAGGTGCTTTTGACTCCTGTTATTGTGGATGACTTGCCTGACCTCATTGATGATGTTGGCAATGTCGTTTACAGCAATGAGAAGGTGGAGGTCTTTGTTGGGGCCATTGACACCAAGAGGCCGCCTGGCCCTGTTAGGGGGACCAGCCGGCGTCAAGACCGAAGGGTCAGACGGCGCCGCAGAAGGCGCGCCGTCGAAGTGTCGGAGTTCACCTTTACGAAGAAGGAGCTTCGCCAGAAGGCTGCCTATGAGAAGGCTTGCCTTTTAAAGAAGATTGTCATTGAGGAGATTGATGACGATGATGAGGACACGGAAGTGCCTTTTGAGCCAGAGTCGGTCACCATGCCTGGTTTGAACAAAAACCAGAGGAAGAGACGGAACAGGTCTGCTGCCAAGCTTGCCGCTAAGAGGGAGGAAGAGCGTTTTAATGCGATTCTATCCGACTTTATTAGTGTGCAAGGTTGGAGCAAGACAAGGGAACAGCAGAACATTGAGTCCAATGTCAGCGTCATGCAAAGCATTGGATTTTCTCGTAAGGAAGTGGAGGCTTTCTTGTTTGAGCATGATTGCTCCAAGAAAGTCTTTCCCATGCGCGTTTTTAAAAGAGCGATGCGGGAGAATATTCAGCGAGCTGCTGCGAAGTTGAGGCAGAGACAGGCTTTCTCATTTGATGAGAGAGTCGCAGTCAGGCGGGCGCAACGTGATTTTAAGTACGTTGAATCACAGTCGCCCATGTTAGTTGCTGCTACGTGTGCTTCTGCCATATTGTCTATGGTTTCTATTGCTCGTTCAACCCGCAAGATTGAGACAAAGGCCGTGGGGCTAATGGACATGGTTTCTGAACACATGCAGAAACTGGCAGATTTTTTGAAACAGTACGGTGTCATTATTAAAACCGCCGTGTTATATTCAGTTTCCATGTACGTTTGGTACAACGTGAGTAACCCTATTATCAGGTTTGGCATTCCGCTTGTATGCGGTGCACTGTGTCCCGAGGCTGGAGACGCTACCCTCGAATTCTTTAAGAAGATGGTAGACGGCTCCCAAGCTCAGGTTCAGAGTGGCTCCGTGTTTGAGTTGTTGCCAAAGTTGCTGTCCGTTGTCGTCCTTTATACCGTTGGTATCAAGGGCAAGTCAAACGTGTTGGCGGCCGCCATTGATGCTGTTTCAAAGTTGCCGAGGACCGTAAAGGGCGTTGAATCGCTGATTGATTTTGCGCTGTCGGGCGTTGAAGCTGTCTTGAATGTTATCAACAAGTTTTTGTCAAGGCCTGAGTTCAAATTCAGGTCTAAGATGACTAAGGAGGTTGATAATGTTATCAAGCGAGTTTGGGAACTTGACAGGAAGATAACGGCCCGGGACTTCGATGTTTCGAAGAGTCCTGGTGTTTACGGAGAGTGTATGAGCTGCTTTTCTGAATTGGTGAGGTTGCTTGGCGTTTTTCATTACGACAAGGACGTCCGTATGGAATTGTCGCAGGCCAGGAACATTATTTCCAACCATTGCTCGTCCCTGAGGACCACTTTAGGACATGGCGCCGGGTTCAGGGTTGAGCCTGTTTCGGTTGTGATTGAGTCTGATCCCGGAGTTGGCAAGACAATGCAGCTTCCTGTTTTAATAGGGTCTGTGCTACAGAAGTCTGGTATTTTACCAGATTTGAAACCAGATACAACTCATCAGGCCTTCTTCACTCGGCCTCCAAATTCTGAGTACTTTGACGGCTATTACGGGCAAGAGTGTTATTACATTGATGATTTGTTCGCCGTGAAGCCCGTTCCTGGTAAGGTTTCTCATTTTGAAGATGTTATGTCCTTTTATGGTACTGTTACGACCATGTTAAACATGGCTGAGTGTGAGAAGAAGGGAATGTTTCCTTTTACATCTTCGTTATTACTCATGACAACCAACGTTAAGAGCCTTAGCGAGGTGTGCGCAAGCGCCATCCTTGTCAAGCCTGCGGCCTTTAAGCGTAGGTTTGACATTCACGTCCATGTGGAGGTCAAGCCTGAGTACGCTAAAGATAATGATCCGACCGCGTTGGATTATAAGAAGTACTTGAATGAGCGCGAGAAGTTGAAGGCGGCGGGCAAGTGGGGGTTTGATGCCCACCCATGGTACATATGGGAGGCATGGGACACATCATTTGACGTTGAGACTACCTTTGTTCGCGGTTCCGGTCAATGTTTTTCCACTGTTGTAAAGCGGATTATTGAGGCCTTGGAGTACAAGAGGCTGAGCCATAATTTGGACATGGAACACCTTGCCCGTGTGTTGGCAACTGGTCCTGTTGAACAGTCAGGTTCTTTAATCAATACACCTCTCACTGCCAGGAATGCTATGTATGCTGAGCAAGATAGCGTTATTGGCAGTGACGAGGACGAGGAGGACCCCGCAGACGATTGGTCAATTCCTTTAAGGGATTTTTCGACTATTTCGTCTTACCGGGCTAGCCTTAAGGCGCCTCTTAGTGCAGATTCTGCCGATTTTGAGGTTGTTGGTAAGGCAGGGGTTAATAAGAACGTGATGAGGCGGAAGTTGTCTTTTGATCCAAGGCACGCCTCTTCTCTTGTTGCATCGGCTTTTATGAAGCTTGCTTCCATTGACCCTCTTATCTTGGCTTGTTTGGCCTTAGCAGTTGTGTCAGTGGTACAGAAGTTTCAGGAGAAGCCGAAGTACGTTGAACAAAGCAATGGGCCGGTTGTGGTGAATAACAATGGGTATCGAGTTCCTACGGTCCAATCCGTGGGCATAAATACTTTACATGACAAGATATATAAACAGTCTTACAAAGTGGTGGTTGATCTCGGTGAGAGGGAGACCACCTCTTTGGGTCAGTTGTTGTTTATAGCTGGTAACATTTGTGTAATGCCCAATCATTTTATTGAGCAGATGAACAAGGCTCTCGAAGCTGGTTCTGCCACTAACGCTACCAGGGTGTACTTGTTACCTGGGATTCACACTGGGTCTAAGATAGTCACAACCTTGGGGGCGTTTTTGTCGTACCCGAGGCTTTCTGATACTGACAATGATATTTGTTTTGTCAATTTTCAGAAAGGAGTCAAACTTTATCCGAATATAGTGAAGCACGTGTTAAAGGAGAAGGAGATACGTAGTATAGGCGGGAGAAAAGTGGCGCTGCATTTAGCGCTAAAGACTTGTATTGATGAAGTCGAGTCTTGCCGTCAACATATAACCATTTCTGAAGCACGTGTTGGCACTTCGCCACTGCCGGCAGACACACGGTCGTATCCCAATTGGTTCGGGTATAACGCTACAACTGAGAAGGGACACTGTGGTGCACCTTTGATGCTTACTGATTCAAGATTTTATTCTTGTAGAGTTGTAGCTGGGTTGCACGTAGCGGGTGCCCCCAGGTACGACATGGGTTACGCCACATTTCTGTCACAGGAGATGTGCGAGAAGGCTTTGGACTATTTTTCTCATGTTGATTGTCCTGAGGCTACTCACGAGCAGAGTGAGTGGCCTTTGGACATAGAAGTCCAGAGTATTGACCAAGTGCCCTTTATGGAAGATGGCACTTTAGGTTCTGCTTCTCCACTTTACTTGGTGAGTGATGGGCCCAGTGCCCCTTTGAGATCCAAGTTGGTGAAGACTGGCTTTGGTGAGGAAAAGTTCTTTGACTTTGAAATTTCTACAATGAACGAGGGGAGAGAACCACCAGAGTTGGTGCCAATGAAGTTGGGACCTTACACTGCCGAGGATGGCACCCGAGCGTTTCCGATGTTAGAGGCTGTTAAGCCTTTTGTCGGTGACGTGTTCATACCACCTTTGAAGTCTTTTGAGAAGGGGTTGAGCGTTGGTTTAAAACCATTGTCTCATGCGACTCGTAATTACGAGGCAAGGAGGTTGTCTTTTGAGGAGGCAGTTGTAGGTGTGACAGTCATGGGCTTGAAATCTATAACTCGTGCCACTTCAGTAGGCTTTCCTCTTTGTATGAAAGCGTCAGACAAGAGGTACTTTTTTGGCGACGCAGACGACTTTGATTTAAGTAGTCCAGTTGCCATTGAATTGGCCGATCAGGTTGAGCGCCTTGAAGGGCTGCTTAAGTCAGGGGTCAGGCCGCAATTCGTGTGTAGGGACTTTTTGAAAGATGAGACACGGAAGAAGGGAAAGGTGGCACGGTTGATAGCCGGGACCGATATAAGGTATTACATACTTTGTAGGATGTACTTTGGTGCTTTTGTGGGCGCTATTTGTAGGTCCCACGCCGAGACCGGCTTATGCTTGGGGATGAACCCTTATTCTGAATGGGGAACGTTGAGGTCCTTACTTCTTGCACCAGATCCTTCCGGAGATAACGTGTGGGATGGAGATTTTGGTGGTTTTGACAGCTCTCAGATGCCTCGCCTGTTGTGGGATTGTTTGGATTATATAAATAATTGGTATTCCATGAGAGGCGATTCAGCTGGAAACAAGATTCGAGAGATTTTGTTCTTGGATCTAGTTTCCAGTCGACATTTGATGAGTTTGATTGGAAAAGCTACCACGGTTGTGGAGTGGTCAAAGTCACTACCTTCTGGTCATTTTTTAACTTCCACTATTAATTCCATGTTGTCCATGGGCTTGGTAGCGGCTAGTTATGTTGGCCTGACGGGTAGATTAGATTTTTGGTCCACTTCTGCCGCAGTGGTGTTAGGAGATGATAATGTCGTCTCCACTTCTCCAGAGTTTGTGCATGCCTTTAATCAGGTAACGGTGTCCAAGTACTTGCACGATACTTTTGATATGGTTTACACTGCGGGTCGAAAGGGGGAGGAACTTCGCCC